GTATGTTCTGAGTGTGGCAAAAAAGACACACCAGACATCTCGTCAAAATGCTTAAACACAAAAGCACCCACTTCCATCCATTCATCATCACGAACTGTGACAGTAACTGAGGGCTTATGCTCACACCAATGCCTCTGATACACTAGCCACATCTCTAACTGTTCTATAGCCGTCATATCATGACGTGTAACAGCATTATCAGGAGACTTCATAGGAAAGCTAAATACAGTTTGTGTATCTGGTTTCATAACATCCGCTTCGCTAGGGACGCCCTGCTCTTTTAAGAATAGAGTAAGAGGGTCTTTATTGTCACCACGCACAGTCCTAACATAATAAGGGCTATGACGAGCGTGAATGCCACTGCTTGAGTCAACAAGCTGTGATACTGTGCCGCTTGGTTTGACGCACGTAATCGCTTTGCTCTCTGGAATATCGAGTATCTTTGACCATCTTTGATTTGTTTCAACTGCTCTTCTCCTCATCTTTTCTAAGAACTCTGATAAATGAAAACCCTTTTCACCTCTGCCATTAGTCCATTTACAATCCATAATACCTGTCAATGACACACCAAGAAGTCTTTCTTCTTCTGTGTTAATCTTCCATATCTTTCGTAAGTATGGAAAATTTGTGAATGTGGATTGGATTGTTCCCATAATAGTAGCTAATTCTACTTTACGTTCTATAGATGCAGTAGTATCATCAGCTCTTATTACAACTTCTGTTAAATTACAGAATTGATATGGGCGCAGTATTATTTCAGAACAAGGATTAGTACCAAACTCGTAGCCAGAATCACGCCTGCCGTACTTTGCTGCTTGCTTTTTAGCAGCTATTCTATTGAATATACCTCTTTCACCAGATTTACTTTCCACAAGTGAAGTCCATTCACGTAAGAATGTTTCACCATCCGGTTTATCTGTATATGACACGGAGTTATTAGCTAATGCCATTTGTGGGGCTGTTTCCCACCATGTCCCGCTCTTAGCGTGGCGCATACGCCCATCTGAGAGATTTGATAAGCTAATCATAGCGGAGCGTCTAACACCCCCTGAGACGACAACCTCGCCGACCTTACACATCAAATTGTGACAATCATAACTAGATAACTTACGACCTACATTATCACGGAACAATTTTACTGTGAATGAGAATAGGTCTACTAAAGGTGCAGGACCTGACGCCCTACCACCGAATACACCTAATCTTGCTCCTGCAGGTCGTATTTTAGATACATCCCAATTCAATACATGTCCTGCATACAGAGAACTTATTAACTTACGTAATGCTTTTGCCCATCCTTCTTTGCTGTCGGCAACTACAATAGTGTCATCTACATCTAATAAAGTAGCAGGGATATCTGGCAACTTGCTTATGTACTGCCTTTCTACAGAAAAGCCAACACCAGTGCCACACAATAATATATACATAGCTTCATCAAAAGCTTTTAAATCATCAATAGGCAAGTAAGAACAGTTGTATCCTGCCGTGTTGTCTCTCTCAAGAGCAGGTCCGGCTGTCATAAGAGCTCTCATAGACGGCATAACTTGTAATTGATATATAGCGTCCCATATCTCTTCACGTGTATCTGTATCAACATCAGCTTTACTACACACGTAATCTGTGTATCTACTTACTGTTTCAAACCATGTTTCTCTACGGTTCTCCTCTGGTATCCATCTAGCATATCTTGATACTGCTATAAAATGTTGGTAATCTGTTGGTAGTACGTTGCTCATTTTTCCTCCTATCTGCGTTCTACTGTTACGTCTTTAATGGCTATGCCAGAAACTTCGTGTATTAAATCTTCTATGTACTCTTCTAAGAGCACAGGTAATTCTTCCAAGTCGGGTGTAAACTCCGATGAGTCAATCTTAGCTATTATCTTTACGACTACTTTGACTTCTTCTCTTGGCATGTTAGTTCCTCTTTTAGTTTATTTAGATACCAGAGGGCTTTGTCTACATCTTGAATTGACTTACCCTTATCTCTATATCTCCATAAATATTTAATCACATTACCTTTTAAATATCCACAAAATTCTATGTGAGACATGGAAGCTCTCATGGCATCAATGCACTCTATCTCACCATTTGTATAATGTGATGGGTGGTTAACAAAATCTTCTAAACGCAAAGGTAGTTCTCTTTGTTCCATAATATTCCTTTCAATGGATTGTAATTTTTTTGTCATAGTCATTAGTTATACTCTTTGTTCCACTAGCTATAAGTATGTCTGTATCATGTGTAGCATAGTAAACCATACCACGCAATAGCAGAGTGAAAAAAAGTATTTCGTCGTGAGGCATAATATTTTCATCAAAGTTGTAAGTTAGTTCAACATCATAACTGCCCATACCATCTACGTTTCTTCTTATGACAAGAGCTGAATCACCATTCTCTAATGTAACTATTTTGGTTTTTGACATGCTACTAACTCAATGAAATGCTCAGCATCTACAACCACTAATGGTTTTTGTCTGTTCATTTTTAATATAAGTAAAGGTTCCCCATCTTTATCAATGAGGTCGTGAGAGATTGCTTGTTCGTAGTAGTTATATATTGTTCGCATTCTCTCTGTGTTTTTACACTCAATATTATACGGAAACTTTCTGTATGCTGAGCTAGAGAGTTGTACGTCAACCCCATTTACCCCCATAGGGGTTGAACGCACATCTAATGGAGTTAACCTCTTGAATACACTAAGAAGTTTTTCCACTACCCATGTTTGAAGTTTTCGTCCCTTGGCTTTTGCTGACCTTGGGCTCATCTTCTTCGATACGGACTTCAACAATACTTTTTGCTGGGATGACCGTTGTCGTGCCCCCACTTTGGATTTGTGGGAACGAGACGTCGTTGTTGAGCTGCGAGAGGAAGTCTTGAGCTTCGTATTCGGAGACCTTGAATATCTTTGTCTCAATTTTGTCATCATCCATCCTCTTTTTTATCAATAGAGTCACGCCACTCATCTGTGATGTGTGTGTACCAGACCCATCTTGGACTTTTTCCTTTGCTTGGGAGCTGTCTTCTGAACTCCAGACCGTCCCAACACTTAGATTTGAAGGCACAATAGCTGCACTCAATGCCCAAGGTGCGGTTTCCTGTAGGCTTTTTATAATAAAGCTCCTCAGTGTCGGTGAAACACCGCTTAAAAGGTCTCTCATCAGATATTGCTTTGTGTACATTCCGTATTTCATTCTTGGTATTCTCCTTCTGCTTACCATTTGGTGGGACTTCAGCTACAGCTATCTGTCCCGTTGATTTATTTATTGCAATCCAACCTTTAAAAGGTTTTTTAGATGCAAGTCCATAACCATACCCTTGTGATACATAACCAAAAGAGTCTGAGTTATTTATCTTATCAAAAGCATCATCAGCATTGAACTTGGAATCAAATGCAAACGGAGACACAGTTTTAATGTCATAAATGCCATCAGATAATTCTATATCATACTCGCCGTGTATTTCATTACCATCGACTTTTAGTGAAACTTTTTGATGTTTATTTTTTATTTCTACACCAGAGGCTTGTAGTAAAGCAATAACGACTGCTTCTAATACATCACCTATAATCATACGCATTTTAAAATCGTAGTCAGGCAGGTCGCCCTCTACACCCATAGCTTCCATCTGTAATTGGCACAGAGGCTTGCCTATGTTACTCATACGTAATCTAAAACCTTCTTCCCTTTTTGAGAACTGCTTTTCTAAAGCTTTCTTACAAAGCTCTCCAAACTCCTCTATAACATGAGGAGGCATTTCTGCCTCCCCACGAACTGCTTTGGAAAGGAAAGAAAACAAAGCAGCTTGATGCCTGTTCATTAGATTACCGCAGACAGGTCATCATCTAAATCGTCAACAGTTACACTGCCGTCTATGACTTTGTCCGATGACTTTAGACACTTGTCATATTCCCCCATGATGTAACTGTTCTCACTCGCTACATAATCTACAAAGTAACTGAGCAACTCTTGGTCTTCCTGCGAGAACTCAACAGGACCCCCATTGACGGAGAAGTTTGCTACATAGTAGACATTACTACCCTTTTTCTGCTTCTGTAAATCGGCTGATAACTTATAGAAGAGAAAAGGTTTTTTCTGTGCTGACAAGCTGTCTAACACATCCGAGATAGGCATGAAATTAGCCCCTCTCGCTCTCCAGACGACGGGAAGCCCCCCTACCTCGACGCTCTCGCCATCTGAATTCACTGCATCCTCAAAGAACATTTTACCGTAAAGCATACGGAATGGGCTAATCTGCTGTTGCTTATACAAGTCATCAGCTGTGAGTGTGTCCCTTTTAGAGGCAGGCACTGAACCACAGCGCATAGTACCTAGCATATCAGGTATTTCTGTCTGTGGATACAGATTCTTAGCCAATATAGACTTGTTGACTAACTCGTTAATCTTCGGGTCGTATTGAAGATATTGATAACGCTGAAGAAAAACTTGAAAACTAGCTTTCTTGGCATAAATCATTCTGCCAGTATGCGTAGTCATCCAACTTCCCGGTGGTATTGACTTACCATCGTCATCTTCAATGTCTCTATTTATTTTTAAAATTGTGTGACCAAGTGTAGGTGCCGAGGGCGCATCTTGCCCTATGACATCTGCAATTTGGTCAAAACTCACGTTACTATTAATTGTTGGTAAATCGGTCATGTGACCTCCTTTCATTTTAGATTTTGTATTTATAAAACATTTTACTCGTTAAGTCAAACTAATAGTGTCCATTTGTAGCCAATTATTTCCTATTTCTAAATCTACACCAAAAGGCACAGACCATTTTACTCCATAATAGTCTTCAAATGTTTTTGTGACATCTGCCATAGCTTTATACGCTAGCTTAGAAACTAAGTCTTCTTCACCGGGATACACGTCTATTACCACCGAGTCGTGTACAGTATTGATAATAAGAGACTTAATTCCTTTTTTGCTAAACGCACTTTGTAATCGAATGAGAGCGAGCGGCATAATGCAACCACCTGCCAAACCTTGTACGGGATAATTTTTAATAGCGGGTGCGTTACTGGCTGCACCACTCGCAAGACGCTCAGTGCCCGGAAAAGCAAATTGTTGACCAGTGTACAAAGTAACAGAGCCTTCAGTGATAGCCTCAGCTTGTAAGTCCTCATGCCATTTTGCCAACCGTGGGTATTTATCCATGAAATCTCTGTAGTAAGCCATCTCGTTAGGCGTCCCATGTGTACCGCCATATAACGGTTTAAACGTGTGTGCTTTCGCCATAGTCCTTTCATCTTTTGTTACATCCTTTTCGTCTTTGTCAAATATAATAGAAGCTGTATATTTGTGAACATCACTGCCGTCAAGTATATCTTGCTTCATAACCTCGTCACCGGACAGCTGTGCAGCCACTCTAAACTCTAGTTGTGAATAGTCAGCTTGTAATATTTTGCCACCATCAAACCTAGAGACAACCACAGCACGCACTGGAAACGTATTTCCACGTGGTTGATTCTGAAAATTAGGGTCAGAAGAAGACAATCGTGTCGTTCTGGTCACACATTGATTATATTTTGGGTGCAAAACATTATTTTGCTTGACATTTCTCTCAATACCACCAACAAAACTAGACAAATACACATCAACTGCATTCAATCTAACAGAACATTTCAAGAACTTTTCTGCTGTAGCGTTACCTTTACGCTTAGCATCCTCTAATAATCTTAGCATTGTGCTCTTGTCAGTGGCAAAACCGTTAGCAGATACGTCTCTTACGTCTCTTGGGTTCATTGTAAGTCCTGCAACTTGTGGGTGTTTCTTCAAAAGATAGCCTTTTCCCTTACAAATTCTACATTTTGTCTCTTTTTTCCACAACTGACCGTTCTTTTTGCGTTTAAAAAAGCTACCTTTACCTGAACAAGTGTTACAATGTATGGCAGTTGTCTTATAAACACGCTCTGTCAATGCTTTGACACTTCGAACAAAGGCTCCGACACTCATTCTTGGTCTAGGAAGGGGTTTTCCCTTCTCATTTAACCCAATATTGAACATAGATGCCCAATGTTTTTTGTCTTTTACCTTGCGAGAATAAATCATTTGACTAATTTGCTCTGGTGAAGCAAAATTTATCGGTGTATCGCCCATAACTTCACGCATAATCTCGTGCATGGTGCGTTCTAGCTCTAATTTTTCCTTTTTATAGTCCTCTTTAACACGTTGAAGTGCCTCAACATCAATTTTTATACCATTTCTTTCAATTTGAGACAAGATAGGCAAGAAACCATTCATCAATTTTATGTGTTTGTTCATCATGCTGTTGCCAAAAAGCTTTGTTTGCTCTTCATAAAGCTCTCTAGTTGACACAATGTCAGCTAGACCGTACTCTTCTACTATTTCAGTAGGCATTCTGTCAAAACCAACACCTCTACTGAGGTAATCTTGTATTATTTCTGTCTTCTTCTGGCTAACTTTACGTCTTATACACGAATCATGCAAGCTCAGACTGTATTTTTGCCCCTTTAAGAGCATATATTCACCAATCATGGTGTCATATACACGTCCATTGTACGTAAATCCACTCTCCCACAGCCATACTAGGTCGAATTTTATGTTGTGCCCCACTAAAAGTGTGGTTTCATCCAAAATTTGTTGAACTTGTGAATGAGATTTTTTTAAATCAGGGTTCACTTTCTCATGATAAAACCAAACAAACTTAGGAGTTTTATCTTGACAAGTATTATATTGAACAGAAACTAATCTGTTGTTCGGGTGAAACGGAGTTGGGTCAGCCCTCTTCGTCTCGCCCACGTGGAAGGTAGTTTCCACATCTAATGTTGTTATCATACTGTATACCTATTCCTTTTTGTTTCTAAATTGCATACTATATTACCATGAAATCCACTCAACTTATTTTTAGATATAGTTAAATATCTACGTGTGTCATCATTGTTAGTGATGTCATTTTTACCGATGCCTATGATTAGGTCAGCTTCAGCAGCTTTACCAGTCTTACTATTCTCCATCATGGCATAAGTTACATGTGTGCGCTCCTCTGCATCCGCAGACGCTTGACTAATACCAATACCAAACAAGCTATGACGCTTACATATCTCTCTAAACTTAGTATAAATACTTCTTAGTTTTTCATCAGTTCTGGCAAAATTACCATTGACATTTATTTTATCAAGCTGGTCAATAATCAAAATATCAGGCTTCTTATGTTCACAATATATGTTCAACCACTCAATGGTGGCGTCAACTTTGTCCACCATAGTTATGTTTGGAGCAATCTGCAAAAATTGTGAACGAGCTTGTGTTTTATTCTGATACAACTCTTCATGTGTGAACCCAGTGTAGGAACTAACAGCACGAACCATAGTACGACGAGCAGGTTCTTCATTAGTAACAATGTGAACATTAGCACCTTGTGAACAGAAGCCGTTTGGAGAAGCAGCCAACGACACATAAAAAGCAGTCTTCCCCACCTCTGGTCTAGCAAAAGCAATCATAAACTCTCCTGCCTTACCACCACGAACAACCTTGTGAAGTGAAGGTATATTAAACTCCCAACAGTTTTCGTTTTGCTCATACTCTAACAGAGTGTCCAAGTCAGTAGGTATCTCATCGTAATCATCTTTAGGCACAAACCCATCTTGAGTTTTCTCTACAATACTCTTAATCTCAAGTAACTTATCAGTTGAACCCTCCATGATTGACAAAGCCAAGTCTGCTATCTGCTTGCCTGTTTCTTGTTGCCATAGTGTATTGATTACATCTGCAGCAACATCTTCTCCTATGTGAGGTATGTTTTCTATGTCATCTAATATATCTGATATTAACTCACGTTTAGCACGGGTCGCAGTGGGATTGCCCACTTTGTACAACTCACGCACCTCTAATATAGTTAAGTCCCTCTCATACCTGCCATGAGCTTTTTCTAATGTGTCATGTAGGTCACGTAGTTCAGCAGGGAACATAGACCTATTTAATTTGTGCTTGTTATTATGGTAGAAATCTTTCCTTAATAGAAGCTTGACTATCTGTTTTTCAATACTAATTTTTTTATCTCCTCTGGTTTAAAATATTTCAAATCATCTTCTAATCTCACTATATCACAAGAAACGTAATAAGACAAATGACTTTGCATCCATATAGATTTTCTTGTTGCGTCAGGGTCAAGGCAGATGTGAATGTGTTTAAATTTTTTAAGTTGCTGTATGTTTACATCTCTGAGATTTGTGCCTAGTAATGCTATGCCGGTAGCCACAGGGGATATGGCACAGGCACTGGCGGCATCTTCGACGAGCACACCCACATCACTCTCACCAGATGTGAATAGACGATTTGATTTACCATACCTATACCATTTAGGCTTTAC